TTATCTAGAGATATCTTCGTTTACAGTGAATGAACCTCTTAGTATAGTGGTTACCACCTCACTAACTTTTTGTTGAATATCGTAAGTAAAAGAACCAACAGGCAGTTCCTTCATTGTATCCGCTGAAGCTGTAACAGTAACCACACCAGAAGTAGTGCCGTCGCTAAAAACAAACCCATTACTTAGTTTCGATCTTTGTTCTTCGCTTAAAGCCTTGGCGTTTGAAGTCGAAGAAGAAAGGCTGCTAGAAGCAATCACTTCCCTTTCAGAAACTCCTGCTCTAGATCGAACGGGATTAGTTTTTACGTCCATTAAAAACTCATATCCAGTCAAATCTAAAGCGACTCCGCTAGAATCATTTAATGTAAGGCTAATGGAAAAGGTATCTCCTCTCCTACAAGTGATATCAAGCTTTTCAGCTACGTCTAGGTTTACTTTACTTGCCATGTTATCCTAATAGTGAGTTTACAATATTGTCTACGCTATCCCCCGCCTCTGGAAGCTCCCCTCTGTTTCCTTGACGCTGAGAGAGTAATTTACTTTGCTCAGAAGACTGCTTCTTTACTCTATCGTCCTTCCTGTCTTCTTTTAAAACCTCAAGCTTTTCCTTAAACTCTTGGTCTTCAGTCTTAAATCCAAGGGTAGCCTGAGCCTTGATGATCTCTATTTCCTTCCTAAACTGATGCTTTACCTCCTCTAGCTGCCCTTCAAGCTGGGTCTTAAGCTGCATTTGCTGAGCCTCTAGCTGAGCCTCCATCTGCATTTCTTGCATCTTAGCCTGCGAAGCAGCTTGAGCGGCTTGCTGCGCTGACTGAGCCTGCATCTGTGAGTTTTGAGCAGCCATCTGTTGCTGCTGAGCCATACGCTTCTTACGTCTTACCACCAAAAGCCTTTCAGCCTGGTTAACATCCTTCATGTTTCTAATGGCAATCGCATCTTCGAGGTCTATCTCTTTTTGTTGAAGAGCCATTTGAACATTTTGCTCTAAGTATACCTTGTCTTTGTCTTCCATTTCTTTCACCACCTGCACACCGAAGTTATACATAGGGAGATCATTAAACGAAGAAAGAACAGCCATGTTTTCCTTGCCTATAGCATTACTGTATATCTCATGAAGAACAGACTCTTCTGGTATGATTTGCAGGCATTTAACTATGTCTTCACAAACCTTTTTGTAAAGAATCATAGAAGCATTAGTGATGTCGTATATGGCGTTATTACCTGCTGCGATAGCATTCTGCTGAACACCCACCAAGGTATCACCCTTCGGTGTGGAAGCATCCATCATTTCGTTAACGCCTGTAGCATCTCGAATCATTTTTAAATAATGATTGTACAGACCAATCAGTTCGTTGATATTTCGAATACTATTTCCTATCTCTCTTACTGGAGGGTTTTGGAATCCTCCTTCTGGGTTTTTACTTCTATAGTAGAATACACCAGTCTGCTCGTAGATATCGTGCAAGTCCAAAGGCTGTAGGTCTCCACCTTTACCTAGCTGCACATTCTCCAATCCCTCGATATCAATAATCAATCCGTCTGGCTTTGCCTTAGCGATAGCCTGCTGAATCTTCAAGTGAGTCAACTGAAGCATATCAGCAAATCCAGTACAGCTTTCTACCATAGACTTCGGCATCATGTCCCGAATGTTGGTAGCCACTGGAGAGTAAGACAACCTAACAGATGATATATCGTGTATATTTTTTGGTACGTTCTTAGATCTTCCGTAATTAAATACGATGTTAGATCCGTTCATGACATACATACCCCCATACACGGTAGCGACATCCATTTTAACTGGATTTCTTTCATATACACTGCCTGGTTTTTCGGAGTATTCAAATCCCTTCATAAAGAAGTTTACGTTACCAAAACGATTCTCCTTCTCTTCAAAATAAATACAGTCAACAGAGATAAACTCGAATTCAAGAACATCTACCATGTACTCGTCATAACCATAATCAGTCCTTTGAGACAGGTTATTATAGCTGTTTTTACCAAAAGAACTTGGGTTGTTACCGTACTTACCCTTAACAGATTTAGCCAGCTCCTCTAACTGCTCTTCTGTAATCTCACCAGCAGATATTCTTCTTAACTCCTGAATGGAGATAGACTTAACATGACCCGCGTATATCAAGTCTTCAAAAAACGGGTCCTCTGTATGGCTGTGAATAAACGTAGAGGGGTCTACGTAATCAGTCTTAATCCCGTGGTTAGGATCATTAGTTCTTTTAACCACACACATACCTAGAGCAACGAGGTCATTAACGCATCTCCGTAGAGTCCCGTCATTGAAGTTGTTCCAAGAAAGGGTCATGTTAGTTCCTATCTGAGCGGCAATCTCTGCATCAGTTTTGACGTTAGTACCTAAAAGGATCTCAGCCTCCTCCAGAGAGTCTGGAAGCTGATCTGGGTCCTCGCCAATTACCATACCCGTCTGCTGTTTAAGTTGCTGCAATTGTTTTTTTGCCTCAACTTGAATCTCCATCCTTCTTTTCTTGTTGTTCTTTTCGGAAGAAGAAAGAGGATCAATAGCCTCTAAGTTTGGATAAGGATCTTTAGAGAGTATTTTATTTACAACAACCCTAACAAACTTGGGTAGAATAGGAACAGGGGTGTAGTCCATGTTCATTAAGCTTCCGTCTCCATCGTTAGGATTAAGCGAACGAAGAAGCTTCTTATATATGTTGGTGTCTTGAGTACCGTTAGCGTAATCTCGGCTTCTTTCGAATATCGTGTTTCTTCTACCGTAAAGAGATGTAGACTCTTTTATCTTGCCCCACTGGTTTTCAATAGCTTTTGCATACTGCAACCCATAAGACATGCTTTCTTTAGTTGATGCGTCCGCTAGAGGGTTTGGGAAAGAATGCTTGCTATTTTTATCGAGGCTCATAATTTACTTGCATTATGCATATTCTGCAAATATAACAAATCGTCGTTAGACCTTATATTTTCTAAAAAACACCTTTTCCTTAAAGTCAGACTTAGGTTTTTCTTTCTCCTTCTGAGCCGCAAGTAAAGCTAACCCTGAACTAATAGTCAAGTCAAACTTAGTTCGTTTATCTATTTTAAATCCAATCCAATCCTCAAGGGTTTTATTGAAATACATAGCGCCAGTCTCTCCGCTTTCGTGATTTACACCAACGTGATCATGAATATACTTCTCTATAGACTGGGCATGAGACTGTATCACATCCTGGGAGTTAGATGGTATTCCTTTTGTCTTTACGTTTACATGAGAAGAACTACTCATGAGATGCCTAGGCCTATCCATTAGGTATCCATCGTAACCTCTTGACTCAAAGTACCTTACGATACCATACTTATTATTCTCTACAAGCAAAGGATACCCATAATAAAATGCACACATAAGGACATCCTCATAGAATATACTCGCTAGGTCTGGCCTAGATGCATACTCCACAACAAACATGTTAGAGGGGCGGTTCATACTAAACTTATTGTACATATGTAGTGCCCCTTTAGATCCCCTGTTATCGACTGTAGCATCTAAGTCATAGGAGTCAACTCCGCCGCAGCCATAAGAAACAAACGGAGCTATTTTTTTACCTCTTTCTGTTTTTAATATATTTCTTTCAGAGGGGTCAGGCATCCAAGAAACCCTAAACCTACCATTAGGTGTAGGGGAAAAAACAACCTCTTTGTCTTTTTCCTTCCAGGTAAAGTTTCCTGTAACCACAGGGTTAGGATACAGCTCCTCGTTGTGCTCTATCTGCTGGTATATCTTTCCTATATTGAATAAACTGCCCTCAATGCTATCCCTGAATGCTTCATCTTCGGTAAACGGAAACTGTCTGGTAACCTCGTTTAGTTCAGATGGGTTGTCTTTGAAGGATTTGCGTTCATTCTTCAGATAGGTCTTACTACCAATTTCGATGGTATCCCCATCTATACCGTGTATGTGTACGCTTTGGGGTGGGTCTTCTACAACGGCATTGCCATATACATCAAAGAAACCCTCTAGGGCATCATAGGCTGGGATAAATATTCTATAAAGACCTGTCTTTGTCCTATCGTTATTATTTCTTTCGTTAGGATCAGAATCATACCACAGCCCTTTGTATTCCTCACCTCCTTTATTCATGGGGTTTACCGTACTACCCACAATGGCTTTACCTACCACCTTGCGCCCTACGATCAAACAAGTACGCTCAATCCTCCAAGCCTCTCTAATGTCGGTTGGTTTTTCCCACTTACCAGCCTCATCGAGATAAAGCATATGTAGCTTCTCACCGTCATATGCGTTGTTTGTGGTGTTTTTCCAGTTTATCACCGTGTTTAGAGCGTCACCCCTGTGTGACGTTTTGTTGTTTTTAGTGATACGCTTGGATGGCTCACGAAATGCCAGCTCCATTCGGGGGTTGGTGGTACCGTCCTGGATAGGCTTGAAGAAGAATGGGTAGCCCCTAAAAATAGAGACTACTTTTTTCATGAAAATATTCTCTTGCGAGTCTTTACCAGTTTTCGACTGTATGCCAAGAAGCTTCTCTTTAACTTGACTAGCTTCATCCACAAGGACAGCAGAGCATATATTAGTGTAGCCAGAACGACGACACTTAGTATAAAGCTGACCGAAACAACGAGGGTCAGCTTCACAAGCAGCCATGTGCGTAAAGATGTCTTTTTGGAAAGCAAGGTATGATGGGTATCCGATATCAATTTTAGACCATTGTAGAAACATATAGTGTCTCCCTGTAATATACGTAGGTTCCCCATTATTGTAAAACCATACACCGTCGCGCCTACGCTGAAACTCTTGTTCGACGTAAGAACGAAACTTGTTCCGAAACTCGGCAGGTTTTTCGAGCCACTCATCCATACTGCGTATCCTACGCATTTCCTCTGGCATAGGTGTGCGTTTCCACAGCTGCAACCTCTTTGGTTGGTCATGGAAGAGAATTTCCGATTTACTCGGTTTCTTTGGGAGTACCACGAGTAACCCGTGGAGCTCGATAACCTCTCCTTCTGTACCGTTAGGGTCGATCTTAATCCCCTTAGTTTCATATCCTTTTATGTCGATTAAATTAGACATCAATAGCTCTGTCCGTGTGAGTTCATCCTTCCCAGCGAAGGTACGCCTTCTTTAGGGTTTTTAATCTCCATTTGTTCACCGCACTCACACTGTCCTTCAGGGTAGTAAACACTACCATTTTTGAACTTCATGGTGAGGCTTCTTACAGATTTCTCTGCTTTACATTCTCTGCAAATTAGATCGGGCATGTTGTTTAATTTAATTGGTACACCAGACAGGATTCGAACCTGTGACCGTCTGCTTAGAAGGCAGATGCTCTATCCAACTGAGCTACTGGTGCATGTGCTCCCTCCAGGACTTGAACCTGGGACCTGCCGATTATGAGTCGGATGCTCTAACCAACTGAGCTAAGAGAGCTTAAAGTATACTTTTATGTGATCAATCGTAACTGACTGATTGTCAAAGTTATAGTCGTCCCAGTATATAAGTCCGCTCGCGCTACTTAGAGAATCTTTCTGCGAATCCTCCTGAGTAGTCTTTGTCTTTTTCGATTTCTCCATTGTCGTTTAGTTCTTTAACCATTTGTTCTAGCCTCTGGCGCTCCACCAAAAGCTCTTTACAGTCGATAGCAGTTTGCTTTATGGATTGGAGCTCAGCTTTACGCGCAGACCCTCCCGCTTCGGGGTCCACTGGCTTCTTGACCTCCTCTATCATGTTGTTGATCGCTATTTCCATGCTCTGCATGAGCCTTCTAGCGGCGCTAACGGTAGTAAATTTACTAGCCATTAAACTTCTTTGTAAAGCAGGTCTTCAACCCTGGTTCTATAGTATTCCTTTCCATCAATCGTGATCCTGTAGTCTCGATTTTCTTTAAATCCAACCACATCCCCCACGGAAAGGCCTATCTCTTCAATCCCAGAAGACGAAAACGCGACCCTACCTCTTGTTGGTAGCTTCTCGCTAAGCTTGACAACCTCGACAAGCTTCGATTCTTGAACTTCTTCTTCTTCAATAGCCTCAAGAAGACTCCAGCCCGCAAGAGGGTGGACATCACCAGTACTACTGTCTTTAAAAGCAATAGCTTGATTATTGATAGCATGATCTTCATCATATCTGACAAGGTAGTGATTGTCATCACCAGTAAGTGGCTGACCTTCATTGATAACCACGAGATGATGGAAGTAAAGCGTGTCACCAGGCTTGACACCAGTGTCGTACTTAAACGGGACAGCCACGACAGGGCCTTCTGTAATTCTGTTTTCAAATTCATTAAATCTATTATCTACGTATAATTCCAATCCGCCACTTGTTGTGATGGTGTCGTCTATAGTCTTTTCTAACTCGACTACAAATAAGTTAAAAGTCTTCATTCATTAAAAATTTAAATCAAATTCAAGAACACAAGGCATTTCATCTACAGCCTTCCAGAGCATAGTGCCTTCGTCGTTTTCAATATATATAAGGTATCGCTGTTTTCCAAACTTATGAAGCTGTCTTTCGTCTTCAACGATAGCTGATACCTCCCCAGATCCAGCCCGCATACCTACATAATAAGCCATGCCGTTTTTAGGGTCTCTTCCGACCACAATTTTTCTAATAAGTCCTTCCATGTTAGTTTAGGGATATACCCAAATCACCAAGCAGGTCGTCTAAAGGGTCGTTGTCTCTAAAAGCGCTGTCCATTACGTCCTTAAGAGTTTCCAGCTCTTCTCGGCCCTCTAAATTAAAGCTGTACATGGTTTTCATTTCTGCGCTTTCATCTCCCTCTTCAACGGCGTCAAAATCTATAACTCCGACGACTATAGAAGCTAAAGTACGATCTTTCATTTCGAACTCCTCGATTGTCTCCTCCATCTTTTTGACGAGGGAATACATTTCGGCAAAGAAGAGGGTGTCTTTCGGGTTCATGATGTAAATTTGTTTAAGTCAAATATACGAATTAATATGCCTAGGTCTCAAATCAAGAAAACAAGGATGTTCAGGGACTTCTCAAAGATGCCCTCTAGGTTCGTCAAAAACAACTATTTAAAAAATCTCAAAAGCGCCACAGAAGAGTTTGTTGACGGAAGCGAGATTACAAAGAGCTACCTATACTTTATGTTGTTCGTTTACGAATTGGAATTCTTTACTATATCCTGGGTAGCGGGAGAATATGGAATGAATAAGAAGAACCTGGCTGACAGGATGATATACCCTTTAGTGTCTTTGGGGTATTTGTATAAGCACTTTGATAAACTAACACCGTCTCAAACCCTGGAGGATCACTTATTCCGAGACGAAACCAAGTTTAACTACCGTGTAAGATATGCGCTATCTCAAAAAGGCAGAATGGCGGTACAGCGTTTTTACAATTCACTTTAACGTCCTTGCCCTTTATAGGCTTTCTTGTAGTTTTTACTACGCTTATTACTTGACGTCTTTGTCTTAGCGTGCACTCCTGGTCGAGAAACTTTGTTTTCCTCAGGTGCAAAATTGTTTAATTGCTTTGCCATTAGATTACTCTATAATAGGTTCCTTTTTCGTCTCTGTAAGCTCGCTTGATCTGATTCCTGTTCTTCCCTGACTCTTTATAAGAGACATGAACCCAGGCAG